CAAAGCGGGGCATTGGTAAGGAGACGTTCTAACACCTTCATCGTGTTTCACCATCTCAATAAGCTTGTCGCTTACTTTCACTTTTTATTCCAACCACGTGAACCAAACCAGAAACCAATAATGGCACCGAGCATAGCCATTTCATCGTCACTAAAAATTTCGTTAGCAATTTTAAGCAAATCATCAATGTTATTAATAATGCCAGGGTGCATAAACACATACACACCAATACCTACGTTAATCACGAATAACTCAGCCACAAACAGATAAGTTACCATCGGGCGCACAGTAGCCACAAATGTAGAAGCCCATGGAGCCGCCTTAGCCAACACCTTAGCATCATGCTCATAAGCCGCCTTGGTCATATCCGCGTCTGTCTGCATCATCACTTGGTCAGTGCGAATCTCTTCCACTTTGGCTTGTGCAGCAAAGCCACGCTCCATCATCTGTAGCTCACGCTCAGTCTGCATCTTAGCTAGTTCTAGCTCGTGTTTCTTGTCTGCCTTATCTTGGAAATACTCTAATAGCTTCGGTAAGCCTGAGATTAGCAAGCCGCCTAGTGTTGAAATTAGCGATAACATATTTATTCCTTTTTAGTTTCCGAGTCTATTCGTCGTGGCACGTTTTAGTGTGTTCATTTCAGAGCGTAGAGTAGAACTTGTCACATCTAGCTCAACTTTTTGTGCGGCTAAGCCAGAACGGAGTTCTTTCTGTGTGCTTTCTGCAACAATCTTAGCTTCACGAGCAGCCATCAAAGCCTCAGCCAAACGCTCTTGCATCTTGGCAATTACTTCACGTTGGTCAGCTACCTTCTCTTCTAGTATCTTAACCTTGCGTTCTGCGCTTGATGCAGATGATGCCGTGTCACTGTAGCCTTCATACATCTCTTTGACTTCGTTGAACTTGGTAATGCCTGTATAACCAGCACCCAATATGGCAGGTACGCCAGCAATAATAAAGCCAGCCACCATGGTGTTCTGCTTGGCCCAAGTTACCCACTTCTCTACGAAGCCTTGTACCTTATCTAATTTTTCTAAATCGCTCATTGCTCAAATCCTAAGTCTGGTGCGTCAAAAGGTTGGTTATAGCTTGGTTGTTGCAGCAGGTCCATCATTATTGAGTCCTGCATCAGTATGTTGTTTGGTATCCCACCCACTAGCTGTGGTTCGGAGAATACGTTCGGTTGCTGTAGTCCAGGTTTCACAAACAGCTCCAACGACAACACAAGGCCAACCACTGACTGCACTTTCCCCTTTGGTGCTGGGGTAGGGGATGCCTGTGTAGTCGATGTTGTCTGAGAACCCGTCGTGGTCTGGGCATCTGTCTTCGTTTCCGTCTGCGTCTGCGTCTGCGTCTGAGATGTCTCTGTACTGGCGGTCGGGGTCGTTTCCGAGTTCGGCACAGTATTTGGGGTCGGTGCAGTTACAGGTGAGGATTGGATTGTTGGGGCAGATGTGGTCGAAGCCGGACTCAAGGGGCTCACAGGCGACACAGGGTTTGTCGGATTGTTTATCGACTTCTTGCAAGTGTCTGATGTAGTCACCCAAGGTTGCCACTGTGGGCTTCCGTACGGATTCGGACACGTCGAGGAACGAGTCTGGGTAATGCTCCCCGTATAACCGGTCTGGCATTGAAGAGTTTGCTGTTGACTGCTTACTTGGCATGTTGGCGGGTTCGGCGTGCAGGTGTTGCTGACTGTTTGCCACTCTGTCCACGTACCGCTGGGGCAGATTTTGGTTTTGCTTTGCGTGATGACGCCGCTGTAGTTTGCTGGGCAGCTTTGGGTTTGGAACTGGGTTTCGCTGTTACAGACTTGGACTTGCGGGGCTTGGTAGTTGGGGCAGAAGGCTTGCTGCCAGCTTTGCGGGTACGCACCTGGGGCGCAGGCCCAGCAGTTGGCGTTGGCTGTACAGGAGTTTCCGTAGATTGAGTTTGGAATCCAAGGAGTCGTGCAATAGCACGCATTATTTTGCGCATAACTACTCCTTATCGGGCTTATTAGCAGCAAGGTCAACAAGAGGAGGAACCGAACCATATAATTTCACAAACTTTTCAGGATAGCGTTTAATCCACTCATTGCGAGCTGCGTCACCAATGAGACCGTCGATGGGGCAGGGGGTTCCTGACAACATCATTGCTTGCCAATTTTCTTCTTTCGCCTGACATGCAACAGCCACGGCTGCTACTTTAAGACCTTGATTGGCTAAGAATGTAGCCCACTTACGACTAGAGCAGTCTTCATCCATCTTATAAGAACCGCCAGAGAAGCCAAATACTGTAGAACTAACGGCGCCAGATACCGCAACTAAGCAGTTATCTTGACTAAATGAAGAAATGCTAGGCGCCATAGCTGCTGCTGGAGGCTGCCCACGGTAATTAATGGTTGTGTCTTGTGCCATTGAAGCAGCAATCAATCCGCCAAGAATGATGCCACCTACAAACCAACAAGTTAATTGGGCTATACGAACCATTTACGCCTCTGTATAAGTAGACACTGTTCCGTCTGTGTAATAAAGAGTTAGGGTCTTACCTGATATAACCATGCGAGCCTGCTCACTACGGCAGCACACAGGGGTGTCCCACTCGCCATCTTTTAGGTTGTTCTGTACCTTGTACATGTCATACAAGACTTTGGCTTCGTTATCGCAGTGGCAATCGGCAAAAGTATTACTCATTTAATATCCCAAACTTGTCCAAGTTAAAGTTAATGTCGTGCCACCAAAGTCATTTATAAAGCCGTTCCACCAGTTTGATACTGAGATGGATGTACCTGTATCACCTGTACCCCATGCGTTAGGGTAGATTGTGATTTGAACGCTGTTAACAGAGTTACGAGTAATGATGTAGGTGTACTCAACCAATGTGTAAGGCCAGTTTGGCGCACGGGTCTGCGTGCTGTTACCAACCCCTAAAGAGCTTAAGTTAACCTGCCAAACGTTAGTCCAGCGTGGGTAGTTAGAGCCGTTTGTTGCACCGCCATATTGTAAATATTGCCAAGGTACGGTCTGGCAGTTTGGTGGGTCTGTAGGCCATGCACCCATAGTCAAGAAAATATCGCCAGCTGAACCGTAACGGTCAATAGAGAACCCAGACTGAGCTGAGAAGCATCGACCAGCAGACTGTGTGCCTGTCAGGTTTAGAACCCAAGTCTTGTTCTGTAGGTTCTGCATGCTAACCGCACCGCTGACCTGACCTGCTAATCTACGGACGTTTTGCTGGTTTAAGTTAATATCGGTTGTCGTAACACTTAGCTCAGTGGCTACGTCCGACATTGATATTGTTCCGCTAGGCGTAGTCATTAGATCGTTCCGTAAGCAGTCACGTTACCTGTTAAAGTCAAGTTGCCTGATGAATCTAAGCGCATACGGCTTGTACCGCTACTTCTGAACACCAAAGTTCCACCTGACTCAGTTACAGTCCAACCACCACCTAGAGCAACAGTAGTCGCAGTAACGTTTGTTAAAACTGCGTTACCACCTGTAATAGCCACAGCGTTGGCGTTTTGGGTAGACATTGTTCCCAAAGTTGTAGATGAAGCAGTAGTTACACGACCTTTAGCGTCTACTGTAATGTTAGATAATGTGTATGAACCAGCGTTTACACCGCTGTTATCCATGCTGATTGTGACTGTATCGCCACTCACGGAGTTATTAATTGGGGCTGTTGTAGCAATGACCGTTGAAGCGGCTGCTGTGTAGAAGTCTGTGCCGTCACACCATACGATGCGGGTTGTGCCGTTAGCTATGGCTACACCTGCGCCACCTGAAGTTTTGATTGTTACTACTGCACCTGTGGCGTTCTTGACGATATACGTCTTTTCAACCGCTGGAGCAATTAGGTTCTGTGGGCCTGAGTTAGAGCCAACGAGGTTTAGCACCGCATTACGGGCTTCGTCTGGCAAGCCGTTGTTAGCTGACAGGGTGTACTGGGCGTTAGCAAAAGTAATATTGACCGAATTAGTAATCGCAGCTTCAATCAAATCACCTAAGTTTGAGTTAGTTGTATCACCCCAAGTACCTGACTGGTCACCGTTACCGATTAGCTCAAGGCGTAAAGTAGTTGAATAAGTTGAGGCCATATTTAATCCCTGTTATCTATTTCTACCCACCCTGGGGTTTGAGTATCGTTAATCTGAGTCCATGTACTAGACTGAGTGTTGTTAATCTGCGCCCAATTTGGTACTTGGTCATCATCAATTTTATACCAGCCACGTACAAATAAAGAAGTGGTTAGCGTTAATGTTTCAGCCAAAGCACCTACAAAGTCTACATTTCCGATTTCCGCATCAGTTAATGTAACCGATTCTGCTACGCTTGGCGAGGTATCTACGTTACCTGTTTGAGCTTCTGTTAATGTAAGTAACTCCGCCATGACTGGGTTAAAGTTGACCAGCGCCGCCCAAACATCTGTGAATGTAGCGGTCTCTTCGTCTAAACCAACGAAATCAAATGTGCCTGTGTATACGTCCGTGAATGTGGCTGTATCAGCAGTAATTGGTGCAAAGTCAACCTGAGCCGCTTCTGCCGTGGTCAATGTGAACGAGTCAGCCTGGGATACCAATAGATCAACCACGCCAGAAGAGCTGTCGTCCCATGAGAAGTTTTCGGTATTGTTTACGAAGAAGTCAAAACTTGTACCACCACCATCGCTGTCAGCTAGTGTAATGTCGTCATCTACTAGACCTTCAAACGCCACTGGGCCAAGGTAAACATCCGTGGTCGTTAAAGACTCAGCTACAGTAAGCGAGTACGCAGCACCACCCAATCCAGCAAAGGGTGACTGAGCAAAGGTGGTTATTCCGAACATTAGTCCGCAGTCTGTGGAGTGTTACCAGCCTCAAGCCACTTTAGGTACTCTTGGTAGTCTGTGTTGTCTGGGTCAAATGGGATGTAAGCACCGTCTGTAGTACGAAGCACAACATCTTGAATAACGCCTTTTAAAGATACTTGTTTATACATAATCATAACTCCGCATTGGCTGTGGCTTGAACAGAAATAAATACACTAGTTCCAACGCTAACATTGTTACCATAAAAAGTTACGCATTTATTCCCTACGCTATTTGGACTAGCTGGCGAATAATTATCACTATCCCCTCTAAAACTGTTTATGACGCCAGTGTTTGGGTTGTAAATAACAAGTGTTGGCACTGCCCTCATAGTAACTGGGTAAAACCATTGTCCAATTTGTGGGTATGAATTTGTAGTTGGTACAGAACTCCATATTGCGTTTGCTTGAGTAGGTGAAGCAAATGTTCCAGGAACAACACCGTCCAAATATGTTTTTGTGTAATAGCGTTGGCAAAGCTGCAATTCGGTTGTATAGGAGCGGGTATCAAAACTCGTGGCCGTGGAGCCTTTTTCTAGTTGGACACCTGTGATGTAGAAGGTTGCTCCGCTAGTGCCAACTACTGATCTTGCCCCCGTAGTTGAGAAGAAACGACTGCCTGACCATGAGCCAGCAGTTCCGCTATATGTAGAACCAACACCCAAACCAAATCTTAGGGTTATTCCCCTACCATTATTTGTTAACCAAGTTCCAGTTGTGTCGCCTGGAATAGTTATGGTTTTGTATTCCCAAGTGTTTGCCGCAGAAATGGTGTAGCTAAACGGGTAAGAACGATTACCAGCGCTATTTTCAATAGCCCCACCAAAGGTCCCAGTAAGACTAGAACGAACCCAAAACGATACGGTTACTGGTGATGCACTTGCTGTACCCCAAGCTAAGTCGGCAATATTAAAACCCTCTATTACTTGAAAGATACCAAAAAAATCACTTGATGTAACACTGTAAGCAGAAGTAGAAGTTACGCCAAGATAATCTATAAATCCTACTGGCGGAGTAACACCACCAGCATCTTGTTGAACTGAATATTTAGAGCTTGCCGACATTTCAGCAGACCACCTATCTAAAGTATAAGTTTCAGCAGTAGGTGTAACGCTAGAAGTGACGTTCCTTTGTGAGATCTGCATCGCCCCATTAATGATGCGGTTCTTGAACCCTGTGTATTGGGCGTTGGTGCTTAATAAGCCTTGGTCAACTGTTGTTAATGCCATGTCTTATCCTTATGCTGTGTATGTGCCAGATGTTGTGAAAGTGTGATATGTGAACCCACCAGCAGATGTGACTGTACCGCCAGATCCACGCTGTGCGCCAGGGTACCTAATGATGACAATACCAGAACCACCTGCTCCACCAGTAACACCGCTTGAACCAGTCCAACCGCCACCACCACCACCACCGCCAGTATTAGTTGTACCACTACCTGGGGTTACAGAGTTAGCTCCAAACGCACTAAATCCTATTCCGCCACCGCCAGTACCTCCAGTTGCTGCTGGTGGAAGTGTTCCTACAGTACCCCACCAAGCGCCACCACCACCACCTGCATAAGTAGAACCATTTAGCCATGTAAGTCCGTTACCGCCATTACCAGCTGCCGCAGAACTAGAATTACCACCAACGGCCCCTGCGCCGCCGCCACCGCCACCTACGTATGGGTTGTTTCCAGGCCCACCAGTACCACCAGCATTACCTTGACCAGCAGTTCCTGAGCCGCCAGAAGTAGTCGCTGCTCCGCCTTCACCAGAAGAACCCCCACCACCTGAACCACCATCTGTTCGGTTAGCATCTTTACTACCACCGCCACCGCCACCTATTGATGTTGCTATTGAAGCAAAAACAGAATTAGAACCATTAGATCCTGGCACGTTATCCGCATTTGCTCCTGCACCGCCACCGCCCACGGTTATTGAGTATGCAGTTGATGACGTTATTATTGAACTTCCTTGTAAATAACCGCCCGCACCGCCACCGCCACCTAGACGTCTACCACCACCGCCGCCCCCAGCAACTACTAAATATTCAACAGAATATTGAAGTGCGGTTACTGTTTGCCAAGAAACGCCGTTATAAATTTCAAATACGTTTAATGTCGTGTTCAAACCCTGCTGACCAACAGCTGGACTCGCAGGTCTATTCGCAGTCGTCCATGAGGGTAAGGTTGTAGATGCTACGTCTGCTGCTCTTGTCATTCTGTTGCCTCAGCTGGTAATGGTTCGTTGCCTTCTTCAAGCCATGCTAAGTAAGCCTGGTAATCGGTGTTGGCTGGGTCAAATGGAATTGATGTGTTATCAGACAACCGCAATACTGCAATTATTGTTGCTTCGTAAGGGTGTTTCATTTCTTTATACATCATAGCTCCGCAATCAATAGCCATTTATTAGCAATAAATATACCTTCAGCACTTCCTGTCGCTGCTGATGTGCTTACATACGCTTGTCCACCAGTAAATCCACCAGAAGTAGTAATTACATCATAAAATGTTGGAGTGTCTATAAAATTTCTACGAGCAACATAAAGTTGGTCTAACGCTGACGAAGAGCTAATAATAGTTACACTTGGTGTTGTTCTCATTGGAACTACAACAGGAACACTACCAGCAAATTGGACTCCACCTGTGTCCCATTTACCAGCTCCAGATTGATTAAATTGACAATACCTCATACAAAGTTGCAATTCAGTACTGTAGGGCAAGACATCGAAACTTGTGGCCGTAGAGCCTTTTTCTAGTTGAACACCTGTGATGTAGAAGGTTGCTCCGTTAGTTGCAATTAGATTTGTTTGTCCTGTTGGCGCAAATCTAGATAACGTAGACCATGCTCCTGGAGTATTTTGTTGGTTTGTTCCCGCGCCAAAACCAATGGTTACGTTTATGCCAATACCGTTTGTGGTTCCCCAAGTTCCTGCTGTAGCGCCAGTAATTGAGATTGTTTTATATTCCCAAGTGTTTGTAGCATTAATTGTGTAGCTATACGGATAAACATAGTTATCACTTACGTTGCCTAAAGCGCCGCCAAATGTGCCAGCAATTGAACTACGAACCCAAAACGACAATGTTACTGGAGATGCGTTTGCAGTACCCCAATCTAAATCAGCAGTGTTAAAACCTTCAATACGCTGCAAATATTGGAATATATCATTAACGCCAACTGTTACGTTGGCAGAAGCTCCAACTGTAATTCCTAAATAATTTCTAAATCCAGGAGGTGGGGTAACTGCCCCAGCGTTTTGTTGGATGCTAAATTTAGATGCTTGCGTTTGTACTGTACTCCATCTATCAACACTATAAGGCCAAGGAAAAGAAGTTATTGATGGCGTTACGCTTGCGCCGTTGTTCCTCTGATCGATGGTCATATCACCATTAATGATGCGGTTCTTAAAACCGTTATATCCAACTGTTGTGCCTGTACCACCGTTGGCCTGTGGGAGAACGCCTGAAACCGTACTGCTTGTTAGAACAACAGAAGCCGATGCCATCTTTGCAGCTGTAACAGCACCACCAGCAATGTTGTTTGTACCCACTGAACCAGCTGTATTTTGAATGGCGTTAGCTACGGAGCTGATTTGGAATGACTCAACCGTGATTAGATCGCCAGCTGTTGCACCTGTGGCTAGAACTACTGTGGTTCCGTTAGATGCCGTGTAGTCAGCTGAACCCAATAACACGCCGTTACGATAAACGTTAATGAAGCCAACCGCATAAGAAGGCGGAGTGAATGTCGTCTGGCTGGCAGTTGCTGTGAACTCTGTGACCGTGCGATAAGCTGTGGTTGTAACGCCTGTTACTGGAACGCCCAAATAACGGCATGAAATGTTACCTGTACCTGAAGGCGGCGCAGTTGAGAAGTTGATTGTTGTACCTACGACACCATAAGTAGACGGATCTTGAAGAACACCAGAAACGGCAACAAGAACGTTAGATACGCCAGCAGGGGACACTGACATTGTGAAAGCCGTAGTTGTACCATCACCAGAAAATTGGTCGGTTACAAACGCTGACTGGTAGATTGGATTACCTATGTACGCCATTTTTACGCTTTCGGATATTTGTCTTTTACTGCTTTAACTTGTGCCTTCCAAGCATCATAACCGCCATGGTAAAGGGTGTCCAGTTGGTCAGCAATTGATGGGTATTCTGAGGCGCGGTTGCGCTGGTATTCGTTGGCCTCATACTCTGCTTGAAGGCGGTCACACTCAGCAATCAATTCAGCTTCGGTTGGTTTTGCAATATCTTCTGAACGCCATACAAGACCACTGTATTCGTTACCGTTTAAATCCCATAAAGCTGTTGGGTACAGTGAAATAATGGCTTTAGTTAAATCTCTCATCCCGCAATTTCCATTACTGTAATTGTTGAAACAGTCCATATTCTTAAGTTATCGTCTGTGTTTTGAGGTCTGTTTAAATAAAATATACGGCCAGTAAACGCTGCGTTTGGATTTACCTGCATACGATAAGTTAATGCGGATGTTGATGAAGGCGAATCAAGATAATTAAACGCCATACTTTCGTTTGTGTAGGGTCTTTGATTACCGTTTTGACCACCACAACTTACAAACGCATTTGTACCGTTATTACCACCTTTATCACCTTCAACAAGACTTGTGTTATTACGAGTTAACCTAAAAGCACTGTATCGAGAATCATCACTGCCACCGACTTGCATATGGCCCATTACCAATATTTTACTGGTACTTGATGATGGCGTAATTGTTACCGACATCCCAGTTATGTCTGTAAAGCTAGTGGCTGACGTGCTAAATGAACTATTTGTCGTAGCACTAGCAACTTGCAAAACACTGCCCGTTGGTAACCTAGCTGCCGCTATGGTGCCAGTTAATTTAGTCGCAGCAACAGTATCCACCTTCGCATTTGTTACAGCACTGTCTGCAATCTTTACGGTAGTAACGGCGCTATTAGCTAGGTCAGCGGTTACAACGGCTTCGTTAGCAATACTGTTTGTGACTATTTGGCTGATTGGCATTATTCAGTTCTTTCAACCCAGTTAGTTGTTGCTTCGTCCCATACATAAATCTTGCCGTCATCAGGCATAGCTACGGGCGCGTCCCAAAGACAAGTATCCTCGTTTAGAACCCAAGAAGCAAATGGTTTTGGTGGGATGAAAGCATCTTTTTCACGGTCATAAGTGAATCCAATACCAGCGTAGTTTTTACGCAATGGTGTACCCCCTAGCTTATGCTCACCACCAATAGTGTTATATGAAGTTTGAATCCACTCACCTGGGCTTGAGTCCACAAATGTTTGGAAGAATTCTGGTTCGGCAACAATAACTTGTGTTACTACGCCGTCTACTACTTTTGCAAAATGTGCCATGTTTAATCCTTAGAAAGTTATTGTTCCAGAGCCTGTAAAAATATATACGCGGTTTGACCCAACAATAGATACACTAAATGAACCTGATGCAGACGCTGCGTTAAATGTTAATGGGTAAGAAATTACAACAATTCCTGAACCTCCGTTACCTGATGGAGCCGAAGTACCTGCTGGTAATATAGCGCTATCGCCACCGTTACCAGTGTTTGCCGCTGCATTAGATGGAGAACTGCTTGTTGCTGTACCGCCACCAGTGGCATAAGTTACAGAGGTGCCAGTAATTGATGAAGCAGCACCAGCACCGCCGCCACCGCCAGATGTATTAGAAGTGCCAGCTGCGTTTTTACCGCCACCTGCGCCACCCCAACCACTACCACCTGTAGCTCCACTACCACCTGAATTACCTTGCCCAGATGTGCCTGAGCCTCCTGGCGGAGTTGAGCCGCCAAAGTTAATCCCTGCGCCACCACCTGAACCACCGTTTCGACCAGATGTTTTTGAACCTGATGCACCAGTGCCAGAAGCAGCACCGCCGCCACCGCCTCCTACAGTAGTAACCAAAGACCCAATAGATGACCCACCGCCGTCACCGCCCTGTGTTGTTGCAGCGCCATTATTAGAAGATGTTGGAGTACCAGAACCTCCACCAGCTCCAACAGTAATTGTGTATGAAGTGCCTGGTAATACGGTTAATCCAGATCCACTAACCATCCCACCAGCACCGCCACCGCCAGCGTTCCATCCATCACCAGCGGAACCACCACCGCCGCCACCGCCAGCAACAACAAGATAATCAATTGCTGTTGTAGATATACTTCCATAAGAAGCCCACTGAGAACCATTCCAGTATTCAGCAAACCCAGTAGTAGTGTTCATCCTGTGCATACCAGCTGTAGGTGTTCCAGGCCTTTGAGCAGTAGTGCCTGTAGAAATCCTTGTATAGCCAGTAGCGTTATTGGTGAAGTTGCCTGAAGTATCAAATGTACCCATGGCTGTTCTAGAGCTTGTGCCACCGTTATAAAATGTCATGGCATCTGATGGGCCAGTCGTGATACGGGCGTTACCTGACACATAGTCAACAATCGTGCCGTCAATAAATGAGTTACCAAAATCACCTTCAGCCAAGTAACCACCAGTCGCAGTGATGTCACCAATCACCGATGGGTCTTGAGAGATGGCAGCGTAGGTTGTTACTAAGCTTGTGTACTCAACCCAGATGTTGTTTGACCCAGCTGGAGGAGCTGAAGTAAATGTGATTTCGTTACCAGACACGTTAAACGCTGTGCTTGGGTTCTGAATAACGTTCTCAATAACCGCAGTTAACTGAGCTACTGAAGCTACAGGACGGCTTAAAGTAAAGGTAACAGTCGTGCCATCACCGTTGAAATAATCAACCGCTGGGGAGAATCCTTGATTTTGTATGTTGTTGCCTATGTACGCCACGATTACACCTTTTTAGTCTTTGTGTAGTGAACTAATGTTCCGTCAGCAAACCGTTTCTTTCTAGTTTCAGAAATTTTTTTCTTCTGCTCATCTGACATGGGTTTACCTAAATTTCTAGTTTTGCCAAGTTCACGGTACTTACTAAGAGTTTCCTCTGGCATCGCTGCCCATCTTGCTTTATGTATATCACTTAATTTTTTACGCTGTTCTTCTGTAAGAACCCTACCTTTATTTGCTTTTGATATGGCTTGTTTAGTAGCTTCCGCTATAGGCGAGTTACCGCCACCAAGTTCAACATTAAATCCATTAGGAGCCAAGCTATTGTAGAGTGCAATACACTTTATTTCTAGCTCATTTAAGTATTCTTTGCCGTCACAGTAAACCAACACCTTTGCATCAAAAGAACCCCAGCCGTGCTTTTTGATAGCCCGTTTAATAACGCTATTACCATTTCCAGAACCGCCAGATCCTTTATAACCTTTAAATCTATTTTTAAGGTTTGTGGATTGCCCAATGTAGATACGGCCTGTATCTTTATGGGTTAGTTGGTAGATTCCAGAATTCATCTTATTGGGCTGTTAACGCACTCACAATCGCATCGCCTGAAGAAGCTGCGCTGTTCTGAATATACAACGCATCACTGGTATTTAGCACTACTCGGTTTCCCTGAATGACTTCAAGAGAGCCACCCACAGGAATAGTCGCCTGATACACCAAATAGTGGTTCACTGAGCTACGTGTCAAGTAAACAGATGTCGTGATTGGCGAAACTGAAGTGTTTGAAATGATACAGCTGGCAATTGCCACAGTCCCAGAAGATACGCTAGGAATGATGTTTACCGCTGATGTGCCAACGTTCTTGGCTACGTATGAGGTGTTTGAATAAGTTGCCATATTAGCCCATCATAAAAGATAAGAAGTACGCTTGATCGACTGGAGATGAACCCCATGAAGGTGGAGTACCAGAACCGTTTGATACTAAAACTTCCCCAGAAGAACCGTATTGACCGTTAAATGCCACCGCACCAACGCCGTTAACTGTGATTGCATCCGTTGCAGAACTGTTTGTTACGATGTGAACACTGTTGTTTGATAGCGTGCCGACAACAATGTCTGTGCTTCCTGAAATGAAATACGCATGGTCAGCACCGTTAATAGCACCTGTACCAGCATAGCCAGATGAGTTAATACCCATGGCAGCGTAGTTATCTGTAGAAGAACCTTGGTCGTTATAAGCAATAAACTCAGCTGTCGCTGCTGAACCATTAGATAAGTTCTGGATGGTCGCTTGGTAATAGTTATTTACCGTACCAACAAAGTTAGATGCAATGCCTGTATCGCTAAAACTTAACGGCCCACCAACAACCAAGTTACTGGTGTTTGATGAAGTAAGAGCCGTGTTCTCAATAACAAGCTGATTAGGAATGTTAACGTTACCAGCTATGTCAAGATTGACTGACTTTTCAGACGGATAGGTTACAAACGCAGTCTTTGTGCCAAACCCGAAGTTAACTAGTGAACCGCCGTTAGAAGATGCAAGAACCGTGTCACGGCTTAAAGTTCCTGAGCCAACACTGCCTACGCCAACTTCCCAGTTTGAACCGCCTTGATCAGCAATCGTGTAAAACGTTGTATTACCAACGCCAATACCAGAAGAAAATGTTTGAAACCCTTGCACAGCACCTGCAAGTGTTACCGTGCCTGTGCCTGTAGTGGTTGTAGTTTCTTGGACTCTATCGGCAAGAACTAGCATGTAGCCCCCAATAATTCTTTACGCCAAGTATACCCTTTATGTGATGGAGATTTACCATCAGCACATCTGTACACGTGCGTTGAAGTAAAACCAAAATCTTTCATGGCGCCTTTACCAAGAATAGTAACTGTTTTTCCAGTACTTATACATGTACCAATAAATTTAAACTTTACTTTAGCTTGTTTTTGTTTATTGATTGCTTCGGCTGAATGTTTTCTACCAACCCAATTTTTATTGCCTACGTTTTTTACACCTTGTTTAAGCTTTACTTCTTCGCTCCAAGGCTTTCCTTTATTCCACGGGGCAACGCCATAAGTGCCTTCACCACCAGCGGTCATATTACAAAGGTTATACCCAAGGTCTTTAAAACATTCAATAAGTAATATTTCGTGGCTACAAGCTTCTTCATCGGTTTTCCAACTTGCTAACACTTGAACATTTGGTTTGCCGTGCTTTTGTACCACTCTGTGCCAATACTTATTTCGTCCTTTTAAAGACTGCGCACGCTTCCCCTGACCTTTTCCGATGTAGAAAAGCCTACCTTGCGGGGTATAGTGCGCATATGTATAAAACATATTAACCAGCAGCTGATAATGTATAAGTTACGTTAATTGTATCGCCAGAGGTTACAGTTTTTGAACCAGCCGTAAATTGACCGATGCTGAACAATGTGCCTGTGGTGTTATCAATCGCTGTAGAACCACCAACGTTAATGAACGCACCGTAAACAGTTCCTGAACCAGTCATTGAAAAAGTCACAGACGCACTTGTTGACAATACTGATGGGTTAGCTACTGTAGATGCAGAAAACGATGGAGTTTTACGTGTACCAGAGTATGTAGGAGCGTTAGCACCACCTACTTCAAACCAGCCTGCATGGCTTGCTTGAGTGTCAGCATAAGCTGGAGTAAAAGTTGCAGATGCGTTGGCACCGCCTAGACCCATAACAATAGCGCCACCACCTGTGTTGGCAAAGTATGAATCCATCAAGTTAGCACGGCCTACGTTAGTTGTTAGGTTCTCAATAACGTCTGACCATTTTTCATTGCCGTCAGCGTCATAGCAAGTTGCTACATAAACGCCTTGCAAACCAACGGATTCTTCTGAACCGCCACCGTAAGAAGCAGTCGCTGCGCAACTATCTCCAAATTTTGCTTTATCTATATTGCTCATAAATGCTCCTTAACTAATTCGAATGACAGCAGTATCTGCCGTTGCTGCTGGGAATGTTACAGTAAAAGTCTGATTATTAACAGTTTTATCAGACCCAAAATTCAATACCGCAACTGCTGCACTTGTAGTGCTATTGTAGATTAACGCACCCCTAACAGTAAAGCTAGAAGATGGCCATGTAACATTAGCAAAGTTGATAAACGCAGTAGTGTTGCCGCTGGTCGGAACGGTTGGAACCAAGGTTGAACCGCCCGCTGTATAGCCAGTGCCAGTCGCTTCGTTTTGAGTTGTATACACTGTGGTATTAGCGTCAAGGTCAGCGTTGGCATTGTACAAAGCAATCTTGTAGGTATAAGGAGAACCAGTGTTGAAGTTCTCCAAACCCTTTAATAAATTGACCTTAAATACGGTGCATTGTGTTTGAGTAATCATAGAGCGTTGTATTTAAGTTTAGTCTGGCCTTCACGGTACGCATCACCACGCTCCATGCCATCACCAAGACGTTTAGCTTGACCCAAGGCTTCTTGGTACTTAGCTTCAATATTAGCAATCATGTCAGCCTCACCACGCATGTAGATGTAGGCTTCACGCAACGCACCATACAACAACACAGGGTCGTAATTGTCACCCAACCAGCTTGTGCCAGCAGTAACAATTGACTCTGGGTAGAAGAAGTAATGAAGCTCAACCGTTAAGTTAGCGTTTGGAGTTGGCCCTAGGATGAACGAAAGTTCTGTTCCTAAAGTGTATTGCGGTCCAAACAAAGCGTAGTACTTAGGTGTACCAGTATCTGTTGGGGTTGGATAGGCTGCACGGATGAAGTTAACGTCTTTATTTAAAAGGTATTCGTAACTACCATCCGCCTGAATGACCGCCATAGAGTAAACAGCCAAGAAGTCATTTGGGCAAGATAGGTACTTATTACTTGCAGTCAGTGTGCCTGTCACGTTTTTACGTAATGCAGGGAACTGAACCGTGTTGTAAATACGCTCTTCAGCTTGCTCAACAAACGTAGCTATCTGCTGGGCAGACGTCAAATTACCAGCCGAAGCTGGGAAGTCGTTTTCAGCGTACGCTTGTATTCTAGCGGCTAACTCTGTGTAGTTCATTAGGCCATTGGTCCACGTGCTTTAGTGCCTTTAGTAGCTGCACCAGTACCGCGAATCTTCATTTCGCCATGTTTATTAATAACGTCATTGGTTTTCTTGGTATAACCACCAACAGACATATTAACTTGGTCAACACCATTACCTGGTTTAGTAACCACGTCTTTTAGGTTTTTCATCTTCTTACCATCCATAGTATGTGGCTCAGCATATACAGAAGCTGGGCCTACTTCTTTCCCGCCTTTTTTCATGCTGTAAGCCATGATTAGCCTTTCTTTTGAGCAGCGATCTTAGCTAGACCACGACCCATTTTCTTCATGTCAGCGTTGGTTTTGCCACCTTTGCTGCCTGAATGTTTAGGACCTTTTTCGATACCTACTGATGGACCTGAATCGCCAAGATTGCGACCTTTAGTCTTACCTTTTTTAGTGATACCGTCTGCGCCTGACTTATAACCCATGATTTACTCCTAAGAAATATTAATTGTAACTGTACCAACTTGTCCCACCGCAATCAAGTCATTTGGTGTTAAAGCTGTATCAAAATAACTCGCCCCACCTACAGGCGCCCAACCCCACTGAAATATCCTACTACCACCTTCTGGATAACCAATACCTAATTGGCTTGGGCTATCAGTCAAAAGTTCTTGCAAACCGCTTGTACCAGACTGCTCATAACTGGGGCTATCTGGTCTTGGGTTTCTAACCGCTTGCGGGTCATCCACTGGGTACATACCCAATAGCAACTGCGGCTGGTCAGGTTCCCAACATTCTGGGCAAACCAAGATGTTAATGTTCTTGGTTTTAATAATTAACCGTTTCAGTTCTTTCAGCTTGTAGCGGAAGTTACATCTATCG